TGACAGATCCACCAGCTGCGCGGAAGCCGCCAAAAGCGGAATCAATAACATTACCAATTCCTCGAACTATTGGATTGTTTCGAACCAAATCAATAAGATTTCGAATGACGCCAATCACTTTACTCACAACATTGAAAACTTTTTCAAATCCGGATATAAGGTCGCCAATAACATCCAAAACCGCTCCAATAGCCAGGCCAATTCCTTGGATAGCGATTTTCAACACGCCGCCCAAAAGTGGAGCGACGTATTTGCTCAGGAAATCAAAAAGTGTTTGGAATTGATCTTTATTATCTGCTACCGCATCTCGAATTACATTAAAAGCAAATTTAATTCCATCCAGCACCGGTAAAAAGATTTTTTTGGCGATATTAATAATATTTGTAAAAGATTGAGTCAATCCCTCTTTGCCACCCATAGCATCAATAAAGGTCTGAACCGCTGGTACGACGTTATTGACAACAAAATCAATCATCGGAGTAATTGCATCAAGTACAAAGGATCCGACGGTTTCTTTACCTTCATCGAAAGCTACTTTAAGACGTGCCATCTTGCCTTCAAATGTGTCTGCTTGTGCAGCTGCTTGGCCGCCAAAAGTATTCGCTAATTGCTTCGTGATTTCGTCCATTGACATGGTTTTAAGCTGTGCGGATGTGAGTCCTACGCCTAATTTTGCAAGAGCCGCTGTATTGCCCTCTTGAGCCTTAGCCATAGCGTTTGTAACAGCTTCAAGTGATTTACCAGATCCAGCCGACACATCGAGTGCAACAGATTGAAGTTTTAGGGCAGCATCAGAATCTTTTGTCGCTCTAACAAGGCGTTCAAAACTCGGACGAAGCTCATCGTCGGTTTTTCCTGTTAAAAGAGAAGTCCTGAGAATCTGATCCTCGACGGCTTTGACTTGTGCCTCGGTTGCGCCTGTAACATTTTCTAAGGTAAGGCGTAATTTTTCTTGAGCCGCTTCATCTGCAATTGCCGATTCAACGCCTTGCTTGAGTAATACAGCTCCATAGGCTAAAGCTGCCGCTCCCGCAGCTGCAAAGGCTGCTCCGGCAATTTTGCCAAATTTACCCATACGATCGCCAAAGGATGTGACTTCATTTTCGGCGCCTTTTACGCCACGTTTTAATTCATCGAAATCAGCATCGAACGTTATCTTTACTTTTGGAATACCAGCCATTAATCAAGCCTCAATTTCTTAACAACATCCTGAACCATTTGTGCATATTCTCTCGCAACTATTGGCGTGTAATAGTCAACGGCAGGCGTCATCCAATATCCACGTTTGTTGTAGGCTGCCTTGAATCGATTCGTATATCGGCGACCTTTTGAGTCTATGCCTTGGTGAGATCCAAATTCTGTTCCCCATAAAAGCGCACCAGCTGGCGCCCTATTTTGTCGAACTCTGCCTTTACCTGATTTAGACTTTTCTCCGCCATATTTACGGCCAACCTTTTTCGTACCGCCAACATCAACGCGAATCAATCGATCACGTTTAGCTTGAATCGATTGTGCTACCAATTTAGCCTGTGGCGATGGCGCCGATTGGCTGAACATGAGCAATTGACCCGCCAGACGTTGAGATAATGGCATCGCTTGATCGCGAATTTCATCTTGAGATTCTTTTGGCAAAGCATTGAGTAATCGAATCAAATTTTTAAATTCGACTGGATCAACGGTGATTTCAAAACGTCCTTGCTTGGCCTCACCTGCCATTACGTTTCTCCAATACTTCGATTGCCGTGTAAATCTGCTCCGCCGTCTCCCACTCTTTCATTGGTATCCCTGTGGCGATTGCCAGTTCAACCAATACGCGATTTAAGCTTCCGACGGCGTAGCTTTTGGGTTATCTGTCTCCACGGATCGAATATCGTCCACCGTATCGCACCAAATTTCGTATGGCTTGACTGGCGCACTTGGATTTTCTCGACGCTTGGCGTTATATGCCAAGAATAAAAGATCATCCAGCCCGACATTTTCCCCGAGCTGTGTGACCTTCAATCCGGTCTTACGTTCCCACTTGACAAATTCAGGCGTCGATGCGGTGAACGATTCCGATTCTCCGTTGAAATATGTAATTGTGATTTGAGTTTTCATGATTGCTCCCGATTCTTATTCTTAACTGAATGTTTCGTTAGGTGTTCCGACCACTTGAAATGATAGTGAAACTGTCTGAGCATCTGGCGCTGATCCACCTACGGACGGAAATGTAGGTAATACGTCAAATGTAAAGACTGCTCCCGTTGCAGCCGTAAGCGAGCAAGCTAATGTGGTATTTGGTGCTGATTCAGCGGCAGCCCATAACAATTCGCAAATTGAATATGTACCTGCGCCACCGGATGCTCCCCAATCGGCTAACATTTCAAGATTCAATGTCCATGAATCATCAATAGCCTTGTATGCGCGTCCATCAAGGGTTTGATAAGTTTCAATGACGTGATCTGCTTCAAGTGTGCAGGTTGTTACTTGTGCGTCGTAGGTTTTGGTCGCGATCGTCAATGCGAGATCGCGTCCAGTTATGACGGTCGTTGGCATTTCTACTCCTAATTGGTTTGTGTATATTGCGTGGAAATTTCGATCTCGGCCATCAGAATTTCCGACGCTCCGATCGTCATTGGGATTGGATTAGACACGTTTCCCACCGTGTAACCTGACGGAATAACCGCCAGAATACTCATAATTAATTGCTCGATATTGTCAAGAGCTGCGGCATTGGAATACATGGCAACGCCGATGGTGATTGTTAAATTTATTTTTGTCCGCGTGGATGCTCCGATAAGATTTGGCTCAAGGTATGGCGTATTAGGTACGACAGCTGCAAAAGGAACCATTGGTGCCTCTGGTACGGAGTCATAGACGTTTGCCGATACGGATGAAATTGCTGTTTTGAGAGCGCCGCGAACATTGACCGCAATTGACGATGGCATTAGCCCACCATCGCATCGACGTCAAGCGACTTTCCGAGAATTCCCACGACTCTGTTGAGTAATGATCGTCCCATCCGGTAAGGCGTCACCTGAAAATCTACGCCCTCGATTTGTCCACCGGCAGCTGTAATCGATTGGAATACTTCAACCGAAATTACAATAATTGCTTCATAGACGGCTGGATTCGATGCGTAAATTGTAGCTGCATCGCCGCCAGTCTTATAAGTCGTTCCATGTGGAATAACCGCATTTTTATCTTGATCCGCGGCCACAAGCGCATAAGAAAATTCATATTCTGAATCTACGGCTGTAACTGTTTGGCTACCATTAAATGTTGCATCGATGGAAGCAATTACGACGCTGGATCCAACGATGTAATTGTGCGGCGTATTGGTTGTAAGAGTAGCCACATTGGATTTTATTCGTTTATAGGTGACGGATGATGAATATGATTCCAATAATGGCAAGACTGTGAGTTCGGCCGTATCTATTACTTTTTGTAGATAAGCATCATTGTATAAGGATGCACTCACGCCGATGACCGATCGCAATTGCGAAGGTGTTACCAAAGACATGAGTGCATCCTTTCTACGGCTGGCCTAGCTCGGGAGCGAACTAGGCCATGACTAAATGAGATCGATTAGGCCTTGTTATTCTTGAAGGCACCAGCTGCGATCTTGGTTGCGCAAGCACCGAAGGAATAAACGCCAACTGTGACGGATCCATCGGCTGTTGATTCAGCGCGGAGTTGGTATGAAGGTGATTCGTACCATGTGTAAGCATCTGGATTAACGATAAGAAGGGTTCCATCTCCATCGCCAGCATTTGTTGGATCAACGTACAAGTTAAGTCCTGCAACGTTGCCTGTGAGTGATGTTGGCACAGCAAGACCAGCCTGATTCATTGGGTTGGTTACTTGGCTGTAAATTGGGCGTCCTGCATCGTTCAATGTCATTAAGTTAGACCATTGTCCGGTTGATGCGATGATATTGCGAGCAAATGGATTTGCAAGTCCAGCTGTTGCAGCGTAAACGCTTGCTGATCCGCGAGCAATTACTCCGAGAAGCTCTGTTGCTGTTGGATAAGTAACAGTTGTTGTGCCATCGAGCGTTGCACCAGCAATAAGGCGGCCATTGACATAAGCATTTTGTGCTTTAGCCATCGCTGCAACCATGTTGCGGAGAAGCTCGTCATAAAATGCAGGTGATGTGCGCTGCAAAAGTTCTACGCTGAATTTTTGCTGTCCAGCAAACTTCTTTACATCGACAGATACAAAAGCTGAGTTTTGATCGGTGTCTGAAAATGCTGCATCCTCAGCTGTTTCTGCAACTGTTGGAGCTGCGGTGATCTTTGGAATCTCAAATGTCATACCTGCATCTGGCAAGGTACCGCGTGAGATTGCGTCGATTGATGGACGGATTGTTGTTGAAAGTCCGTTGATGACTTCGGCAAGCTGACGTGTTGGGACAAGTCCTGCGTTGTCGGTTGTGTTATCAGCTGCGAGAACGTACTGACGTGCATCCTCGTTGCCAAGAGCTGCTGCAACCTTGTTTTCAAGGTACTTTGCAGCTGTGATTTCGATGCGTGGTGTTGCATATGCGACAGGCTTTGCTGACGCGGTTACTGACTGTGCGGCTTCAACCGTCTCTACGGCTTCCGCGGTTGTGACGGTGTTTTCCACTTCGTCTCCTTCTGTTGGGTTTGGTTGTGCATCTGATTCCTCGACGGATTCAGAATTTTCGTTTTCTGTTGCAGCGACTTCGCTCACGCGAGCTGATCGAACGGCTGGCTCTGATACAAGTGCCACGCCTGTGAGTTCACCGGCGAGAACGCGCATGGTGCCATCCTTTTGATTGACATAATCCTCAACAGCAAGTTCAACCGAGAATCCGTCGCGCAAGCCTTCCATGGCTTCGACAATTGCATCGGTTCCAGCTGTTGTCTGAGCAATTTTAAATGTGGCATTAATTGCTAAATCGCCGTCCATTGACATATCTAAGACTTTGCCAATTCTGCGTGTACGGTCATGCTCAAGGTTCAAAAATACTTCCTTTGGAGCAATAGATCCTTTTGCAAATACGACTTTACCGGTTGATGCGTTTGCTGGTTCCTCAAATGCAACGATACGGCCAGTAATTGTGCGCGACTCTGAATCTGCCGCGGTTATTGTCATTGGTGTAGTTAGTTTCATCCGATTAGATCCTCTTCCTCGCGAATTTCGTCCACCGTCATCGCTCCGATGCGGTTAAGAATTTCGTACACTTGCGCTCTTTCGTAAGGATTGCCGCGCAAGAAATCATCCAAGTCGTAACGCACATATTGCGATGCTGGCGTGAAATCTGTGAGCGATAAACGCTGCTCAATGATTGTAAGGATTGGGCGAATTGAAAAATCAATCAAATCACGGCGCTGATTTACAGCGTTTGAATATGTCATGCTTGATGGATCAGCTGATGCGAACCATGCAGGTAAACCGATAGCGCGGCACAGCTCTAGCGCTAAATAGTTTCTCGCTTCATTCATCTGGAGATTCTTTGGATCGTATCCAATCGTATCCATTTTAATATCTGCGTTTAAAAATGTCACAGCCTTTGATGTTTTATTCTTGAACGCAGAAATCAATGAAGCAACGCGATCTTTTGGAAGTTGTACGCCGTTACTTGACAATACAACTTGCGGAATTGGGTTTAAAGCAAAATCGTATGCTGCTCTTTCAAGTGCATGAGCTGCGCGAACCGTACGACCAGCGCGATTTAATAAACCTTCCTGCATATTGCCAAATACGACAAGTTCCTCAGGCGCGACGTAATATCCATCGATTCGATATTGCTCAATCTCTGTACCGAGTGCATTTGTTTCAACTGTAACGCGCTCCGGTGCAATTCTTTCCATCGCTTGAATTCTGCCCGTGTCTGCATACCTCGAAAGGACTCTTGCATATGCTGCTGGCCTAAAAAGTAAATCCTCAGCAATCCATGCCCAAAATTCTGCGCCAGTAATTCGTGGATCTGGTTGATTAATTACACGAAAACTTGGGACTGTCTCCTCGGTTTCTTTGACTTTTGTTTCAAGCGGTAATGAAGCTACTGTCGAGCAAATAATTCCGCGAGCGCGAGCGATTACAGGTACGCCCATGGCTTCGGTTCGTGTAGCACTTTGTCCATAAGCAAAATATGGAGCGCCTAAAGCGTCAATGGAATTTACAGGCGCAAGCGAAGCATCTACCAGCTGATCGGCTGGATTTGGTTTCGGTGCTGTGACAAAGAAATCCAATAATCCCATGCGTGTAATTTTATTGATTGCATATAACTATCCGATCATAATGTCAAGATCCGTCTCTGGGCGTGTCGCGAAGTGCGTGACTAGCGCACAAGCCACCGTCGCACACACAATTGATGCTGAAGCTTTGCGACCAATAGTCCAAGCTCCATCCCCAAATGGCAAACGTGCGGCACTCAATACTTGCTTCGTGAGTTCCGGTTGATTCCCGTGGCGTAATCGTTTCGATGATATGGATCCTAAAAGTTCGTCGCAAGATTGACCGTACAGCGCCCCGTCTATATCGTCGATTGGGATGCCGGCTGGTTGAAGTCTAGCCGCGATCGCCGATGAAGTTCGCTTTGAATAAGCCAGCGTTTCGACCGGATATTGCGCGACATAATCTGCAATATCGTTCGCTACAGCTTTATCATCAAGCGCAATTGAGTTATGCCAAGTGTGTAAAAGTTTGACATAAAATTCATTTTCATTTATTCGCTGCGCTAATACAAGAGCTGCATCGCGACGATCTGGCGAACAATCAAGTCCAAGCCATACCGTACGTTCGCGATCAATCTCGATTTCATCCATTCCACATTCAGCCCATTCACCAGCTGGAATTGCTGAGCTAATTGTCTGAACCCAACGGCATAAAACTTCGGTTCGAACAACATCCGGTGGATCATTCATGACAGCTCTTAAATTGTCGATGTGAACTGTGTGGCCTAAAGCTGGATTCGCCATGGCCGCGCCATTCCAAAATCTTTCGCTGT